CGGTGGGCGAATACGACGTGGTGATGGACAGCGGCCCCGGCTACATCAGCAAGCGGATGCAAGCGGTTGATTCCATGATGCCGCTGCTGGCCGGCAACCCGGAACTGTTCAAACTGGCGGGCGATCTGGTGTTCAGGAACATGGACTTCCCCGGCGCCGAGGTCATTGCTGACCGCCTAGCGGCATCCAACCCGCTAGCGCAGATTGATAAGAAATCCCCAATCCCGCCGCAGGTGCAGATGCAGCTTGCGCAGAGCAAAGCGCAGATTGAGCAGATGACCCAGCAGATGCAAGCGATGCAGCTGGAGATTAACAACCGTGGCCAGATCGCACAGATTCGCGAGGACGGCGCAACCAAGCGCACGCTCATGCAGGTAACAGCCAAGGCCCACGAGACCGAGGCCAGCAACGCCGAGCAGCGCAACACCGAGCAGATGAAGATTAGCGGTCGCGCCAACGAGACCGTCATCGAAAGCAATACCCGGCTTCAGATTGAGCACATCAAAGGCCAGCTAGCGCTCATGCTGGCGGACATTGACAAAAGCGCCATGCACATCAGCAGTGGCGAGGCTATTGAACGAGCAATCTAATTCTGATACTATGCGCAAAACCTACCGGCGGGCACACCGGGCAAAATCCTTGAGGTAACTCATGTCGGAAGTGCAAGAGCGACTGGCCGCTAACGTGGTCACCAGCGAAAATCTAGCCGAGTTCAACTCGCAACGTTTGAACCTAGCTACACGCGAGGCGCCAGCTGCGGCTGCGGAGGAAACTCCCGCAGAGCCGGTTGAAGTCAGCGAGCAGAGTGGGCAAGATGGCGACGAGAAAGAGGCGACAGCAGTAGAAGAAAGCAGCAAGCCTAATAAGTTGGAGAAGCGATTCACAGCTCTCACCAAGCAGCGCGAGGAAGCCCGGCAAGACGCCGAGCGGGAGCGGGCGGCGAGGGAAGTCTTGGAATCAAAGGTTAGGGAACTTGAGGGACGCAGCAGGCCGCAGGCAGAGCCGGCAGCAGCCACCGAGGAACCCCAGCCCAGCCAGTTCAGCGATGCGTTTGAGTACGCAAAAGCACTGGCGGAATTCTCCACTGAGCGGGCGCTAAGGAATCGAGACAGGCAGGACGCAGAGCGCAAGGCGGCAACCGAGAGGGACAAGGTCATTGAGACTTGGAACACCCGGCTGTCGGCGGCTAAGGCGGACCTGCCAGATTTCGATGACATGGTGGCTAGCAGCGACGTACAGGTCAGCGACCAGGTGCGGGACGCGATACTCGACAGCGATGTGGGACCGAAAATCCTGTATCACCTGGCCGAGCACACCGACCTGGCAACGAAGTTGGCCGGAATGTCCACCGCAAGCGCTCTGCGAGAAATAGGCAAGCTCGAGGCACGGTTCGAAGCGAAAGCCGAGACCAAGCCGCTTTCTACTGTTGGTAGGTCTAAGGCGCCACCACCCATCAACCCCATCCGGGGCGGCGGGACTGGCACCGATGTAAAGATTGACAGTAACGGCGAGTTTCACGGCGACTACCAATCATGGCGGGCGGCGAGAATGGCCGGCAAAATCCGATAACTTTAAGGAATAACGAATCATGGCTAATACCCTGCTTACCATTAGCAAGATCACCAACGAGGCGTTGATGGTCTTGGAGAACTCGCTTACTTTCACCAGTGAAGTTGAGCGCAGCTACGACGACCAGTTTGCTGTCGTTGGCGCCAAGATCGGCAATACCCTGAACGTCCGCAAGCCGGGTCGCTTCATCGGTACGACCGGCCCAGCGCTGAACGTTGAAGACTTCAACGAAACCAGCGTGCCGGTGACGCTGTCGACCCAGTTCCACGTCGACACGCAGTTCTCAACCCAGGATTTGGCGCTGTCCTTGGACATGTTCAGCGACCGCGTCCTGAAGCCTGCAATTGCAGCCATCGCCAACAAGATTGACCGCGACGGCCTGGTGATGGCAAAGAACAACACCGCCAACATCGTTGGCACCGCCGGCACCCCGCCAAGCAGCCTGTTGACATTCCTGAACGCTGGCGCGTATCTGGACGCCGAGGGCGCGCCCCGCGACGGTCAGCGCTCTTGCATCATTGAGCCGTTCACCTCTGCGACGATTGTTGATGGTTTGAAGGGTTTGTTTGTGCCCAACGCCACCATCAGCCGCCAGTACCAGAAGGGCTTGATGGGCACCGACAGCGCGGGCATGGACTGGAAGATGGACCAGAACGTGGTTAATCAAACGTTCGGCTCATACTCCACCGCCACGCTGGCTTGCGCTACTACTACCGCAACTGGCTTCCTGACCACCGGCTGGGCCTCAAGCTCAACCATTGCAATCACTGCAACAACCGCGGTTGCACCGCTGAAGCAAGGCGACGTGATCCAGATTGCCAACGTTTTCGCGGTCAACCCGCAGAACCGCCAGGCTTATGGTTCTAACAGGCTGCGCAACTTTGTGGTTCAGGCCGACGTCACCGTTGCAACCTCTGGCACCACCTCTGTGATCGTCTCCCCGGCGGTTATCACGGCGGGCCAGTTCCAGAACGTCAGCGTTGCATCGACCTCAGCCACCGCTGCTGTCACGCCTTTCAACAACACCGGCGTGGTCTCGCCGCAGAACATCGTGATGCACAAAAATGCGTTCACCATGGCTTGCGCCGACCTCGAGCTACCAGATGGGGTCCATTTTGCTGGTCGCGCAAGTGACAAGCAGCTGGGTCTTTCGATCCGTGTGGTGCGGCAGTACACTATCAACAACGATTCGATCCCGACTCGTCTTGATGTGCTGTACGGCTGGGCTCCTTTGTATCCGGAGCTTGCTTGCCGGGTTGCCGCGTAATCAATTAGGGGAGCCGAAGCGCTCCCCACTTTCCACTCAATTTAAGGAAACATCATGGCCAATCCCGGACCCGCATCAAGCACCCAAACCCACCCGCAGGTACTGAGTTCCAACCAGGCACTACGCCTGCTGGGCAGCGCTCAAAGCATCAACGCCAACGCTACTGGTGACACTGCGATCCCGATTTTGAACACCAGCAGCTACATCATCCTGTACGTCATCGCCACCAACGCTTCGGTCTCGCTGACCACGGCGGCTGGCGGCCTGTTCACCGGCACCGCAGCCGGTGGCACGCCACTGGTAACTAGTGCGGCATTGTCGGCCCTCACAGGCTCAACAATCGCCAGCCAACGTACCGTTCTGACAGCTGGTTTGAACCAGAACACCAGCCAGACAATCTATTGGAACATCGCCACCGCGCAAGGTGCCGCTGCTACGATGGATTTGCTGGTTTATGGTATCGACCTGACCTTCCTGCCCTAAACGGCGACGGCTCAGGCACAATAGGAGCCGTCCTCACAAGGGACGGCTTTTTGTCTATTCAATCCTTGGAATTTGCAACATGAACAACAGCGCATTTGCACCGTTTGGCCCAACGTATCTCGTCGGCACCTCGGCGGTGCAAGTGCTCTCGACGAACAACAACGGCTCTACGAGCTACCGAGTTCGGGCGTTACTGACTACCACGCAATACCTGTCCTGGGCGCCGGCTGGCGTGGCCAACGCCACCCCGACCATCACGGTCGCCGCGCCTGGCGCATCGCCCAGCGCCTACACCCTCGGCATCACGCCGGGGACGGTTGAGGTCTTCGGCAACCTGCCGCCGAATGGCTTCTTCAAGGCCGACATAGCGGCGGCATTTGAGATCACCCCAGGCGAGGGTCTCTAAGATGATTCGGAATCATTCTCGGCATGGTTCCAGATTTCCTATCACGCTTGGGGGTGGCGGCTACAGCGTAAACAAATCCCTGCGCTTCCGGTCTTCTGCGAGTGCGTATCTTAATAGGACTCCTGCTACCGCTACCAACCGGACTACTTGGACTTGGAGTGCTTGGGTCAAGCGCGGCTCGTTGGGTGTTTTACAGCCTATGTTTTCTGCGGGCACGGCAGGAACCGATTACACGCTTCTTGATTTTACAACTGGCGATCAATTACAACTTACCCAAAACACAGCGTCAGTAAATACTGCGTATATTACTTCTTCAGCGGTTTATCGTGACCCAGCAGCTTGGTATCACATAGTTGTTGTTTGGAATACGGCTAGTGCAACAGCTACGATAACCGGGACAACAGCCGATAGGTTGCAATTGTGGGTTAATGGGGCGCAAATTAGCTCGTTTAACTCTACTACAGTTCCTACTCAAAACACAACTTCTTTTATTAACAATACCGTTGTTCATTATGAGGGTTTGTATAGTACTGCTTATTTTGACGGCGAAATGGCCGAGGTCAATTTTATTGACGGCAGGGCAGTTCCCATTGCAGAACTTGGTGCATCCAGCATCTACAACCAGTGGCTACCCATCAAGTACGCCGGGACATACGGCACCAATGGGTTCTATTTGCCGTTCACAAACGTCACCAGCACATCCACCCTGGTAGCAGACTCCAGCGGCAACGGTAACAACTGGACACCAAACAACATCAGCCTCACTGCCGGGTCAACATACGACTCACTGACTGATGTGCCGACACTGACCTCGGCTACTGCGGCAAACTATGCTGTGTGGAACCCATTATGGCAAGGCCGCACAAATTCCCCCACCAACGGTAATCTTGACTATCCGGCATCAAGCGTTGGCATCGGCACAATGGATTTGTCTACGGGCAGCTTTTACTGGGAGATCACCGCTACTGGCGGGATTGCTA